AGAAGAAGATCAGCAGAACTTAGCTAAGAAAATTAAAGATGTTGTTAAGCAAACTATTAGCGACGAGAAAAGATTAGGCGGTTCATTAAGAAGACAATAAAATGTTTGAATCAAAATCTAACTACGACTCCCACTTCTTTGTTGATGGAGAGCAAATTTCTGGAGTTAGTTCTGTAGATATAAGTTACAGCAATTCAGCTAACGTCACTAATCCTCTTGGTTTTCATCAAGGTCTTGTAACAGCTGGTGGTCCGACCCAACAAACTGTTTCTGTTTCTAGATATTTAATGTGTAGCAGTAAACTAGAGGAAGTTGTAAATGGCCAAAGTATTAGTGGCAGTTTGAATTACGAAGGATCTTCGTATGGATTCCAAAGCGGTTATGTGACTAGTGAGAGCGTCAACTGCGCTGTAGGAGCGATGCCTCAAACAAACTACAGTATTGTTGTTTATGATGAGTTAAGATCAGGAGCAAATGCATCAGGAAATATAACTAGTGCAATAGATATACCTAGTCAGGGGTCAATATCTATAAATTGTGATAATACATCTAGCAATAGAGTATTGGGATTTGATTATAGCGCACAGAGTAATTATAAGCCTTATTATACAATAGGGTCTGAAACACCTAGTGAGGTAAAATACATCGGACCTACGACATATAATGCCACAGTGCAAATGGAAGTTGATGATGTTATGCCTCAAAGTGGATATACTTTTTTAACATCAGGTAAAAATGGTAAAGATACTGTTTCTTTATCTGTAAATGGAAAAAATGGCACTACTTTAAAAAATTATACTATACCTTCTGCTGTTTTAGTTTCAGAACAATTAAGTGCGACAGCTGATGGGTCATTAAGATTAACACTAACCTATGTAGGACATCAGTAATGGGAGAAAGCTTATTCTATAATAGAGATGTAAATATCTCTGGTGTAACAAGTCCGAGTGAGTTGGCAGGTCTTTCTTTGACTCCATCTTATGGGTCTTCTGTTAGTTTTTCCGCTGATTCAAATAGTTATGTTACTGATAATTTTTATTTCAATTCAATTCCTCTGTCATTAAATAGTTTAACAGCAGAATTTAATGTTAGGTATGATGTTAATGAGACCAATGCTAGAAAACTAGTAACCTTTTTTGAAAACCAATCAGGCAACAAACAACTTGAATTCATACCTGATACCCGCACATATAAAACTCTATCTGGATTTTGTAATAATTACGCTGTAAATTTTGTTAATAACCAGCATTTGGAGTTTGGCGCGACTATAAGTGTTGACGGTGCGCCTACTTTATTAAATTGGTCAGGAGGAAATTTTGCTAATGTAACATTTCAAGGTTGGACTCCATCGACTAGTTATAAAAAATATGATGTTGTTTTCAGCGGTGTGAATCAAAACAAATTAGATAACTTTTTCTATTGTTCTGGAGATCACTCCTCCAATGCAGCAAATAGTCCGACAGGTGCTTCATCAGCTTGGAGTCAAAAGTTTTTCTTCGAGCCTGATGTGGGGACTTCTAATAATGTCGGCATTAAAGCAGACGTATTAAATTTTAATAATTCTTTTAAAGAAAGATTGAAAACAAGTAACAATATTTCGACTTTCGATATGAGTTATAGCTTTTCTAATATTAGTGATCACCAACTAAAATCTATGATTCACTTTTTAGAAAGAAAAGGTGGGTATAGAAGATTCGAACATCAGATTCCTTCTGTCTATAATAGACCTAAAGTATATTATTCTCCTTCTTGGAGTCATACTTGGGTGGCTTTTAATTCAAACAACCTTACGGTAGAACTGGTAGAAGATCCATTAGGTGTAATCCCAACAGGAACATAAGATGTCTAAAACAATAACAAAAAGTAATACAGCGGTTATACTGCTTAACACTCACCCTTCTCTATCACAGCAAAGCGCATTTACAACAGGTAATATGAGTGTAGAGCCTTATAATCTGGTTCAAGACTTCAATTACTCTGTTCAAATACCTAGACAAGATTTAAAACAAGTAGGAAGCCAAGATTTAGCATCTAGAGATTTCTTTCAGCAACCTGATGTCCAATTAGGATTTAGTTATCTGATAGAACCAGCTTTTAGAAATGAAAAAAATTCATTCCTGATACCATTTGACATAGAGACTAGCCCATCAGAATTTCATAATTTTTTTAATGGCGTTTTAGATAAAAGCACAAATTTTTATGCTGTTATAAGTAATGAACAACAAGGTGACGCATTAGATAAAATAGCTTATAATGATACAATTTTTGATTTAACAGGTTTTGATTGTATAGCTTTTGGTAATTGTTTCCCCACCAGTTATGGATTGACATATTCTTTAGGTGCAATGCCAGTAGCTAGCACAAATTTTATATGCTCTAATGTTATTTTTGAGAAACTAACTGGAAAATCAATGCAATCTCCAGCTATAAATTTAACTGGAGGAAATAATGATAATGTTGGTCTTAGCCTTTTCCTTATCGAAGATAGACCAAATGGTTTCAATCTTGTTGTAGGGCCTAATGAGACGGGAGCAGATTCAGCTGTAAAATTACAAAACCTTGAAGTAGGTGGTCAGGCTTTGTCTGGTATTCATTTTGTTCAATCCTTAGATATGTCTGTAGGATTAGAAAGAACTTCTAATTATGGCTTAGGTAACGATTTTGCTTTTAATAGAAAAGCTCAGTTACCAGCTAACGGAACATTTACTGTATCATCACTAGTATCGGGGCTAGCAGCTGGTGAATTAACAGGTGTTCTTAACAATGATGATGACTATACTTTTGAAGTAGCTTTTACATCAACCACTGGTCATAAAGGTATGATCTATAAAGTAGAAGACGCTAAATTAAATAGTTACAACTATGGAATGCCTGTAAATGGGCAGATGACTTTTGATGCTGAATTTAGCTTCAAAGTCACAGAAACTAATGGGTTGAAAGTAAGTGGTAGTCAGTATACTTAATCGTATTCTATTTTGACATTTTTACTTTCGTAACCGCGTTCCTTAATCTTATTTGGATGCTCTGTCCCTTTACGCTCTTTAGCGTAATCACTATAGAATTTTTCTTTAACAGGATCTAACCCACCAGATTTTTCTGCTCTCTTATGACTAAGTTCGGCAGACAAGTTCATCATATCACCCATTGTTCCTTTTTTATTATATGTGGCATCAATATATTGCTGTTTATTGAAAGGATCTACTGAGCTATCAATGGATGCGTTGGGTGAAAGAAACACCCTCTTCCACTCAACGCCATCCTCTGAATAGACATGTTTATCATTCATACCTTGAATGATTTCTTTATACTCTTTACGCTCTGGATGTTTATATACGTAAATAGGCATTATGTTTTTATTTCTATCTCAGTGCTTTCAGCTACAGCTCTTTTAGGCAGCGTCAGTTTAAGCAAGCCATTTTTAAGAACTGCATCAATGTGTTTGTCTGAAACACTATTATTCAAACGCAACCTAAACTTCTGTGATCTGTCCTCGTTTTTAGCATTAACATATAGAATATCATCAAGAACTTTTATCTTAACATCTTCTTTGCCAAAACCAGCTAACTCTAGCTCCATTTTGTAAACGTCTCCTGCGTCAATGACTGGATGTTCTGTTTTCATGTGATCTGTTGTATTAAAAAATGATTCAATTAAGTTCATACTAATACTTAACATTATTTATGCCATAATTTTATGCGTTAATTACAGCTAAAATTTGCTCTACAGTTTTAGAGTATGTCATTTCTTCTGCCAACTTTTGACCCTCTGTGTTAAGTTGTCCTGCTTTTTGTTCAGCTTTTTCCATAGCTGAAATAGCCTCATCCTCTTTCCAAGTATAGAAAGTCCCTCGATTAAAGGTTGAGTCAGCAGAGAAGAAAACACCATCTTGCACAGGAATCTCACCAGATGGTTGTATTAATATAGAATTATTATTGTTAGCCCAATCTTTGTGAGATGTCGCATCTAAAACTACACTCCATTTACCAAGACAGGTAGCGTTGAAAGCTGGAAGATTCCAACCTTCGCCCCCAGACAGGCCAGTCAAATCTATATCTATAGAATTAAGCAGCTCATTTACTTCTGCATTCTTTTCTAAGATCGGCAAGAAATTTATGTTATTGTAATGGTTACCTTGCAAGGTGTCAGCTATTAAGCCTGTCATTTGTTGATCATTAAAAAATGGATTATTTACACAACAAGTAAGCTGATACTTATTGTTGTTGCCATATTTTTTTAACCAAGCTTGGATGATTTTTTGAGTATGCTTTCTATTTTCAAACTTACCCATCAACCCAAAATGGATTGTATCTTTTAAGTATGTCTTTTCTGTCCTGAAAAAATCTACATCTAAACCAAGAGGTATATTCGTGGCTAGTTCTACCCCAGCCTCTCTAAAATGATCTGCTGCGTATTTCGAACTAAAGATAACTTTGTCTTGAACAAGAGCTATTTGTTTTTCTATCTGTGTAGGTTGATTGCACTCATAGAAAGTATAAAGGTATTGAGATGGATTTTTTCTATTATCGCTACCGTTTAAATGCCACAATTTCAAAGACGGAATATCCTTATCTAGATAGTCCCACCTTTTATTAATGCAATCCTCGATGTATTTTTTAATTTCATCACTAGGATCAAAAGCAGATAAATCCAATTGATTTAAATCACCAATTGGAAATATCCCCAGATCTACGTCTAGCTTTTTAAGCTCTCTGATAAAGTTGTAAGAAACATTACCAAAGCTTAACCTATTTATAGGAGCTTCTAAAAGTAATTTCATTAAAATGGAACTTCGTGATCATCATCTTGATCGTTGCTGCTTGAGTCATCTTTCTTTT